ACAGCCTGTTGCTGGGGTCGGAAATCGGTGATTTTGACTTCAACTGGATGGGCCTGGTGTCCGCCGAAGACGTCCTGGTGATCGCAGCCTACGTCCCACGTCAGCAGAAACGCCGCGAGATCCCGCCACTGCAGGCGGGCAACAACCTGACCCGTAACATCGTGCTCGAGTACGACGGCGCGCAGTCGCTGACCGGTATCACCGTGCCGGCAAATACCTGGCAGTTCGACTTCACGGCTGAATTCACGGCCATTCGTGCCGAGCTCAACGAGCTGCAGGCAGCGGTGGCCAACCCGAGTCAGGCGGTAAGCCTCGACGGCCCGGTGCTGGTTTACCCGGGCACGGCCAACACCTACAAGATCACCGACTACAGCCGGTTTGGCGTGTTCAAAGTGACCGCCAGTGTCGGGACGGTGACCATCGCCGCCGATACGATCACCCTGAATATTCCTGCTGGAGCGGCTGCCGGTGTAGTTGACCTGGTCGTGACCCGCGATACCAAAGAAGAAACGTTTCGGGTTGCCCTGGGCGCATCGTCGCTGGCCACCCCGACCATCACCAGCCCGGGCCACCTGGCCACCGGTGTAGGTCTGGGACCGACGCTGATCGCCTCGCCATTTTTGGCCTATCCGTCCGGTGCAGACACCCAGCTCAGCACTGACTGGCGGATTAAAAACGCTGCCGGCGCAATCGTCTGGTCATCGATGGGCAACACCGTCGACAAGGAGCGGATCTCGCTGCCGGCAGGAACACTGCCGCTGAACACCGAGCTGTTTCCGGAGGTTCGCTACCACGGCACTACCCTGGGCACCACGGCCTGGAGTCCAGCGGTTCAGTTCACCACCGCCGCCAAGTCGATCACGGCCCCGGCGATCACCTCACCGGTTAACGGTGCCGTCGGCATTGGTCGAGCGCCCAAGTTCACGTCCACGGCGTTTTCCACGTCGCCGGTCAATTCGGACACCCATAAGTTTTCGAACTGGCGGCTGAAAAATGCGGCGGGCAACATCGTCTGGTCGTCCATGAACGATCCGATAAACCTGACCGACATTACGCCGCCGGCGGGCCTGCTCACCACGTCGGCAAACTGGACGATGGAAGTGCAGCACATCGGTTATTCACTGCCGGACACCGCCTGGTCGCCGGTCTGCATGTTCACCACGGCGGCGGCTTTCGAGTTCGGCAAGTACATGGCGGTGGCGACCGATGGTGCTCCCTTCATCACCTTCTACGGCCAGGACATCGACACCTTCACCAAGCTGCCGAACCCGGCCACGTTGCCCGCCAGTGTGGTCTATGACACGCAATTCAGTGCCGACGGTACGTATGCTGCGACTGTGCATAACAACCCGCCGTACATCACGGCTTACAAGCGCACCGGAGATATGTTTGCCAAGTTGGCCAACCCGGCCTACCTGCCGTCGAATAACCCGGCAGGGGTGGCATTGAGTCCGGACGGCACTTACATGGCGGTGCTCAGTGGGTCCTATCCCTACCTGCTGATTTACAAGCGCACGGGGGATGCATATACCTACTTGGACAGAAACGCCCCGGCGTATGCGGAGCTGCCAATCGACGGCCGCGGGGCTGACTTCAGCGCGGACGGCAATTACCTGGTGGTCGCAGGCGGTAACACGATGCGCATTTACAAGCGCACCGACGATGTGTTCGCGCTGGTTTCCAACACACCGATGCCGGAAAACGCTCAATGCACCGACGTGGCCTTCAGCAATGACGGGTTGTACGTGGCCTGTGTGCCGGCACTCCAGGTGTTCAAACGCAACGGCGATAACCTGGTGGCGTTGTCGTTACAGGGCGGTTATCCAACCGGCAACTCCAACGACATTGCGTTCAGTCCGGACGGGATCTACATGGCCGTCGCTCACGCGGTGTCGCCTTACATCACGCTATTCAAGCGTAACGCGGACAACAAGTACGTGAAGTTGCCGGCACCGGCAGTGCTGCCGGGTGGGGAAGCCTACGGGGTGTCGTTCAGCGGCGATGGTCTGTACCTGTCGGTGGCCGCCTACGCCACTTTGGGCGTGCTGATCTACAAGCGCGACGTCGATACCTTCACCAAGCTGCCCAACCCGGCCACGGTCGTCAGCAATGGTCTCGCCATTGCCATGTGCCCATAAGGACTCAATCGAATGAACTACGGTTTTATTAAAGACGGCATCATCACTGCGCCCGTCGCCATGTGCTCGATCTTCAACGGGGTAGGGGCCTGGCACACGTTGAGCGATGAGGAGCGGGCCGAACACGGTTGGTATGTGTGTGACGTGGTTAATGAGTCAGTCAACACGCTGAAGCAGTCGCGCAGCGAACTGCCAGAATTGGCCGTGGATGGTCAAAGGATCACTGCCGTTTACACGGTGATCGAAAAATCCATTGAAACCATCAAAGCCGAATTGTTCGCCGCACTGGCCGATTATCGCTTCAAGTTTGAAGTCGGAGGACTGGACCTGGGCGGTGGGCTGCGCGTGCTCACCGATCGCGAAAGCCAATCGCAACTGAGCAACGCCTTCGTGACCCTGAAACACGGCCTGATTCCCGACACCGACTGGAAGGGTGCCAATGGCTGGCAGCTGGTGGACCTGTTACAGATCGAGCTGATCGCCAAGGCCGTCGCCGCTCACGGTCGGGGCTGCTTTCGTGGTGAACGTCGGGTGCAGACCCTGATCAATGACGCAATGAGCATCTCCGACCTCGAGGCGGTCAACATCGGCGAGTTGTTCGGCGCGGCCTATCAGGAGGCTTACGCCGAGGTGATGACACCCGAGCAGGCGCCTGAATGAGCTGGGCACCGGTGACCATGCAGTGGCCCGCCGAGGCGACCGCCTGGATGGATCAGATGGGAGCGGCCAAGGACATGGCCACCGCCGAACTGGCGAGCACCGGTGCGCGCCTGACCAGTTTGGCGGACCAGGTCACCACGGATCTGAGCCTGATCGGCGCCGCGGTCAAGGGCGTCATTGCCAACGGCCGCGCCGCCCTGAACGGCCAGTTTGGCGAGGTTCCTAAGTGCTTTGTTGCGACCCCGTTTCAGAGCGGTGTCGGTCAGGGCACCGGTTACCAGCGTTTCCTGTCTGCGCCGAACCTGGTGCAGCGCTTGGCGGACAAGCTCGAGGACACCACCGACGCGGCCCGACCGACCGGCGAGCAATACGCCCTGGTGATTCTGTTCCTGGGCACACGCTTCGACCAGATGGCCGGTGTGCTGTCGAAATTCAACGCGCTGATGCCGATCGCCGAGCTGCAGAAAGCCGAGCGCCGTGCCCAGCACCTGTTCGACTTGGACACGTCGAAGTGGGAGTTGCCGACAGTGGGAGCGATGCCGCCATGGGCAGATCTGCCGCTGGAGCGCTGCACTGTGCTCAAGGAAGCCAGCGCCTCGATCAACGGCCAGCTGGCCCGCCTGGAAAGCTACGCGGCGGACAGTTCGCCGCTGGATGACTTGGCAGAGCTGGCCCAGCGCAAGGCCGAACAGGCGCTGGGCCAGGACTCGAAACTGAACGCCCTGAAAGACCTGCTGGCAGGAGGTACGCCCAACACGAGCATGCAGGCGCGTTTGCTGGGGCCGGGCGATGCCGGCGAGCTGCGTAAACAGCTGCTCGAGGGCGACGGCGCACCGGGTCATGAATGGGTGCTGTCGTCCGGCGTCATGCTGGTCGGATCCCTGCAGGGCCTGAGCTTTGTTCGCGAATTGGTGGGCCTATGACCCTGCTGCTCGATGGCCAACAAATCATCGGCAACCGCATGAAGGTGACGGCCAACCTGAAGATCGAAAGCGACGACATGTCGGGGCAGACCAGCAACACCGAAAAGTCGCACAAGGGGTTCAAGCCCAAGACGCTCGCGGTGTCGCTGACGATCCCCTACAAGCAGTTGACCAACCTGCGCACGCTGATGCGCCTGGCCGAAGGCACCGAAGGCGGTGGCCAGCTCAAGACGTACCGGATCGTCAACGACACCGCCGAGGCGTTCGGGATTCGACAGGTGACGTTTTCCGAAGGCGTCAGCGCCCGCGAGGACGACAGCCTGTCGCAATGGATCGTCCAGTTCACCCTGTCTGAAAAGCTCTCGAACCCGGAAAAGGTCGAGAGCCGCCGCGCCGGCAACGCGGTGAAGTCGCAATCTGCACCCGGTGACGGCGTGGCCGGTACCAGTACCGGCGCCGATGGATCGAGCGGTGCGCCCCAGGAACTGACCGGCTTCGAAGCCGTCCTGAAAAAAGTGGATTCCTACCTGGGCGGCACACCATGAGCATGAAACTGCACAAGGTGCTGACGATCAATGGCGTCGTGGTCCCGCTGGTGAAAGACGAAGTGCGCCTGGAGATCAAAAGCCCAGGGCGGGCGATGTTCACCATTCAGGCCGGAGCCTCGGTGCAAGGACTGGTGACGCTCGACATCGGCTACAACGAAGCCGCGCTGCAGCGGCACTTCATCGGATACGTCGAGCGCTGCACCGCGGCCAACGGCATCGAGCAGGTGGTGTTCTGCCGCGAGCTGGCCGCCGTGCTGGCCAAGTCCCTGCCGTTGAACCTGCGCCATGTGGATCTGCGCGCCGTGCTCACCGAGATCAGCACCAAGACCGGGCTGCGTTTTCGCGTTCCGGATCAGCCTTACACCAAGGTGAAGGCCCCGTTTTTCTACAGCCTGGCGGCGGGTTATCAGGCGCTGGACAGCATGGCGCGGGTATTCGGTATCCCCGACTTTATCTGGCAGCAGCAGGGCGATGGGGAAGTGTTTGTCGGTTCCTGGGCTGACAGCTTCTTTGGTGCTCGAGCACCGCTGCAACTCCCGGTCAGTCTGTTCGACGGCTACCAGGGCAATCAAAGCGCGCAAGTCGCGGCTCTCCCAGGGCTACGACCAGGTGCAACAATCAACCAGGGCGAGCGGATCACCAGTGTCACGCTTGCCGGCACACAGATGGCCATCAAATGGACGACGCAATCAAGCGCAGCGTAGAACGCCAATTCCCTGAACTCACCGGCGGTTATCACCTGCCGCGCTTTGCCCGCGTGGTGGGAGTCGCTGACGCACCCGCCGGCGCATCGATGTGCGACGACTTCCGACCACGCTATGCCGTAGATATTGAAGTGCTGACGCCGGACGGCGAAGCCGATCCGAATCTGCAGGTGTTGTCGGGCGTGCCGTTGCCGCTGCCCTCGGGCGGCGATGAGATGGGCATGTTCGCTTTCCCTCAGGAGGGCACGCGCGTCGTCGTGTGCTTCGCTTACGGCCTGCCGAGCAGTCCTTATATCCAATCGATCCTGCCGCATGGCCTGAGCCTGCCGAAGGTGCCGAAGGGTGACCAGGTGTGGCAGCACAGTGATGCGGTGCAGCAGCGCGTCGATGCGGACGGCAACTGGCTACGGCAAACCGATGGCAAGATCCGCGACCACTCGCTGGAGCGCGAAGTGGAAACCCTGGGCAACCGTGAGA